GTTTATTCTATACATGATAAAGATGCTGTTCTTATTTACACTAATTGTGCACCATTCTCGAATATAATCACTTTGTTTACTAATGACTTCAATTCCCAAATAAATAAGCACCATATGGAGCTTTTATATGTTGATGATTCAAATCAAACAAATATTATGAAGGGCGTAATAACTTCACCAGGAGTGAAAGTTAATAATCGTACTTTGAATGACAAGAATGAGTTCATAACTTCAGATTGTGCAGAGTACCACCTAATAGATAACACATTTAATGGGTTATGTGGTGCTCCATTAATTCTCCCCTATAAGAATACAGCATTTATTTATGGAATGCATATTGCAGGATATAGTGATGAAACTAAAATTGGTTACTCACAATATATCAGTAAATCTGACCTTGAAAAAGGGTGTGATATTTTGATGGAACGAAGGCATAGTAATAGAGATATTATTCCTGCTATTGCTCAAGCTGGGGGTGACATCCATATTAATGGTGTTGATATGAACCCTAATGATGATATGCACTATAAATCTCCATTACGATATTTACCTTTTAATAATGCAAATAGTTGTGGTATAGATTATGGTGGAAGTTATGGAACTACCATTACTAATAGATCCACAGTTGAACGATTAGCCATTTCTGAAATGGTTGAAGAATTTCTTGATATCAAGTGCATGTGGGGAGGACCTTATACTGGTATGACACCTAAAGGTATCCCAAATGAGCCATGGTTTCCATGGGTTCAAATGCTTGCAAAAACATCTGATCCATGTGATAGTGTCAACTGGGACACTCTTAACCGAGCAGAAGAAGATTATTTAAATGTCATACGTCCTCAATTTAGGAAGTTTATACAAAGTGAAAATGCTATTGGTCGTCCATTAACACATGACGAGAACACTGCTGGAATCCCTGGTAAAAGAGGGTTAGATGGCATTAAATTGAACACGTGTATGGGTCCGCCACATAGAGGAAAGAAGGATAGTTATGTTACTATTTCTATTGGAGACGATGGAGATCGTAAAGTAACTTTCTGTGATGATGTTATGAAAGCGGTTGATAACCATGATGATAAGATAAGGAGTAGAGTAGTGATGCCATCAATCAAGAAGGCTTGTCTAAAAATAGGTGAAGCCCAATTGAAAGATAGTAAGAAGTGTCGTGTTTTTTATGCTTCCGACTTCTATACGCTATTTCTCACTCGGAAATATTATCTTCCAATTGTACAATATATTCTATGTGACCAAATAACTAGTGAATGTGCTGTTGGCATAAATTGCTATGGTCCTGAGTGGGACGAGGTAGTTAACCATATTTTTGAATATAAGAGTGGATCAAAAGAAAAAGGCACTAGAATTTTCGGAGGGGACTACAAGTCCTACGATACACGTATCTCTTCACAATTTCTGTCTGCTGCTTTCCACATAATGATTACACTTGCAAGAATGTG